ACGCTAATTTTCTAGCAGCTGTTGCAGCAGCTGTTGCTGGTACACCGATTTGTACTAATGCCTGTGTAATTTTACCTGCAGCTGTTTTTTCAGCTGTTTCTTCAAATATGTTAATGGTATCAAAAGCTTGTTCTACTTTTGCCGCAGCATCTACCGTCATGCCTGTGAAGTCCAAAAGTTCTGCGCCTAAAGAAAAAATACCTTCTGGTACTTTAATAATACCAGATGCAATACCTGCCATGGCGCCATGTATTTGACTTACTTCATTATCATCTGCTGCTGGTGGTGTAAGTTGTTCAATATCTTCTTCAAGTGTAAGAGAGTATCCCCCAGTTTTAGGTTCTAAAGAATAACCACTTTTTTTCTTTCGATCTTTTTCTTGATCTGGTCTAGTGAGACTATAGCTACTCATCTTACTCCTCTGTTGGAAGCTTCAATGTTTCTTGATCTGCTACTTCTAGTTGTCCATCTTGTACTACATAAAATAATTGTTGAAATGGATGTACATAAACTGTTCCGTTTGGTTGTCTAGCTAAACCAAATTTAGGTGATAAATTTGGCTCACCTGTAGATCTATCCACTGGTAAAATTCCTGCAAATCTTACACCAGGAGTTTGTCTTCCTTTTGCAACAAAAGGAGCTAAGTTAACTGCCAACTGTTTAGCCTCCTCTCCTACAACGTCTTTACCTAAAACAGCTTGTATATCTTTTGTAATTGACTCAATAGTTCCAGACTCAAATTGTTTTTGTCTTAACTCTTTTTGTTTAGCGATGTCTAATTTTGTGCCAAGTTCAAGACCTTTCATAGCTCCTTGAATATCTAACATTTTACCTGCTGTTCTTTGTTTTAATGCTTGTCCCACAGGTGCTTCAAAAGCAGAGGCTAAATTTGCAAGTGTGCCTCCTTTACCTGCAGTTGATAAACCTCGTAAACCACCTTGTATTAAAACGTTAGTTAATAAATCTTTACCTGATGGTTGACCTAGTTGTCCAAGTTCATAAAATAACTTTGCCTGTTCTTTAGCTAATGGTGGTACATTTGATTGTTCTATCTTTTCTAAAGCAGTATCTCCTTCAGCATAGTTTCTTCTAGGCTTAATGCCAGTCATGATACCTTCCATAACTTCTCCGCCTTTTCTAAACATCGGTCTTTTTAATATTCTACTCATATTATCCTTGTATCAATCTATAAATACCAGCTAACGTTGCACCTGTGCTTAGTCCTGTTTGTAATGCGCTAGGTGATGGGGTTGTCATAGTTTTTTCTGCACCAGGGTATCCTGATATTAAAGGCACAATACCTGCACCTAATCTTTCAGCAGCCTCCAAAGGTTGAAACGCTTGTCTTTGTGCAAGCTGTTGTTCAGCTGCTAACCGTTGTTGTTCTCTTGCTTGTTGTTGACCACCGAGCGTTGTTAAACCTGCAATCTGTTGACCCACTAACGCAGGACTTTGTTGAGCTAATTGAATGTTTCTAGCAAAATCTGCTCCGGCTAATTGTTGAGCTTGACCAAAACCTTGAGCTAATAACTGAGCTTGTAATGCTGCTCGATTCCTGTCACTCGCTGCTTGGTACTCAGCTCTTTGTACACCTTCTCTACCACCGCCAAACGCACCAGCACTGATGGCTTGAGCAGATAATGCAGGTAAACCTTTTTGTGCTTGTACATCAAACTCTGCTAATGTTGTATCAATAACATCTTGTTGATACGGAGACATGTAAGCTTGATAAGCTGTAGGTCCTCTTAATTGTCCTGCTTGTTGTAAAAAAGGTTCATAGCCACCAAGACCAGAAGCGAGTCCTTCTGCTTGTGTTGTTAATGCACCAGGTCCAGCAACAAACTGCTGACCCATAATTTGAGATAAATCTTGTTCCTTAAAACCACCTATTGCTTTTTGTAAATCAGTTAAATACGTTTTGCCAGCTGCTTCTATAAATTCTGCCGGTGCTTGTCTTACTGTTTGAACTTCTGCCATTAAACTCTTCCTCCTGCTTCTAGAGATTTCATCATATCATACATTCTTTGTGCGCCTACATCGACATCACCATCTCCCATGCCTCTTACGGCATCGGCTGTAAATACGAATTCATTGTTTGACAACATCGCTGGGATGTCATCTTCTTTTTCTTTTATACCAACTGGAGGTATAAATCCACCAGTTTCTCTAAGGTCTAATTCTTTAACACCCTTTGGATTTTGTCTTATAGGTAGACCCTCGATACCCGCTGCTTGCATAGCGTTATCGCTGGCACTATCACCCATAGCATATTTTATTCTACCGCCTTCGGCATATCCACCTTGTCCAGATGTATACTCAGAAACGTCTCTATTTACTTGAGCTTCAAGTGCCTCTGCATCCTCAGTGCCGTCTTCTTTTACAAAGCTTTTTAAATTTCTATATCCTTGTCTTAAATAAGTTTTTAAAGCATCAACATTTCGACTTGCTTCAATAGCCTCTTCATCTCCAGCTTCTACTCCAGCTGCTAAAGTTCCTAATAAAGAACCTCCCGCCATAATTTTTAAAGTTTCTCCAACACCAAGTTTTTTAGCTGCTTCTTTTGTTACAGCATCTTTAGTTGCGCCAGCAGTAAATAAATTACCTACACCACCAAGACCAAATACGCCTGGAGCTCCTCCTGCTGGAACCATGAAAGAAGATCTACCAAATATACCACCTATGCTTGTTCCTGGTATACCAAATGCAGCTGCTCCTATTAATGCAGCTTTACCAATGTCAGATGATGCAATTTTCTTTACACTTTTAACAGCTTTTTTACCAAGTTTTTTTAACGAACTTCCTAGTCCAAACTGTTCTCTTGGCATGGCGTTCATAATACCGCCACCCTCACGTAATTGTCTTTTCATCTGTCCTCTTGTTATTGGCATATTTAGTTAAATCCTTGTTGGCAGGTTTTAAATCCTGGAACCTCCTTTTTACTTGGTTTTTCCAAATAAATCAAGGCTAGGCATAATAACTTTGACATCTCTTCTGATGTCTTCTTCTTTTACGCCTTTTTCCTTCCATTCTTGATCATTTACATATACCTCACCTGTCTTTAAATTAGATATAGTTTCTATGATCTTTTCTGGGTGTAATACTTTCATCTTCCTCCTATGTTCTATCAAATTCTAGTATTGATGCTGTGCCCTCTATATCATTTGCGCTGTCAGCTTGTACTCTTAAAATATCATTTTCTTCTAATATTATTGTACCATCTGACATTGACTGTGAGTCACTTGCTGAAATTTGATGTTTTGCAAAAGTAAATTGTTTAGATTCTGAATTATCAAATATATGTGCATGCACTATAACATTACCTGCTCCAACATTTGCCATGTGTATGTTTTGAACTATAGCTCTTGAGTTAGAAGGCACAGTATAAATATCTGTAGCTGTATCTGTAGTTAAATCAAAGTTTGCGTTTTTATATCTATTAGCCATTTCCGTCTCCTCCTGATAAAAACCAAGTATTTCTTTGTGTCTCTTCTCTAAGATCTTGTTGAAAGGTAGAGTTTAGTTTTTCTACAAGTCCGTCAAGATCTCTTATCAAAGCATCAGCTACTCGCTGATCGTAATCTTTACTAGGTCTTGTAAATACTACCGTTATTTTTGCCATTATCTTCTTCCGTCTGGTTGTGTGTCTAATCTAAATCCACCAAGTTTCCAGTTTTGTGATGCACCTGTATTAGCAACTTTTAATGATAAAGCTCTGCCTCTTGCTCTTGTATCTACTTTAGTTGTAGACGATGTAATTGTAAATGGTCCAAGAGGTGAACTTGCTTGTGTATCGTTAGAGTAGTTTCTTAATTGTAGTGTAATCTGTGTGTTACCTGTTTGAGATAAGAAGTCAGGTATAAATCTTCTAACCTTCATTATAAATTCACCATCACCACCTTGACTAATATCAAAATCTCCTGATTCTATGTTTGCTGTAATAGCTGTTGTTGCAGAAGCTTTTACTTGATCTGTGCCAGTTTCATGTTCGTAGTATGTTGTTGCACCATCAGTATTACCAACAACATCATAAGACGTACCCGTTGAGTCATAATCAGTCCCATGTGGTTTACCAAATACAGAAGAATCTTGCCACGTTGTTCTATTCAATGTGCCTGTTGTCCAGATAGGTCTATTAGGTGTTGACTCCATGTAGTTATAAGTTACACATCTATCAATAACTGTTGATCCTCCTGAGCAATAGAACCAAGTAATTTCACCAAACAAATTATTTAGTCCAGCGTTGATAAGTTGTGATGCTGTTGTATTTAAATCATTGAATACAAAATCTTCTACCAAACAAATCATAGTTTCTAGGTTACCAGAGTATTTAAAGAAACCGTTTTCTGAAAACCAATAAGCTGCACCATCAACTTCAATGGCTGCGTTCTGTCCTATCAATCCGCAGTTAGTTCCTATTTGTTGAAAACCAAATGTAAATGGTGGACCAACAAAACGCATCGTAAACAAAGATGTATCTGTCCAAACATATATTGCATCTCTACCTCTTACAGCTCCTACAATTTTAGAACCATCGGCAAGTCTTTGTGTGCCTGCTGTGTTAACCGCTGTAGGTGTGTAAGTATTAATATCTTCTTGGTTTGAGAATCTAATAAACATTTCATCTTGTGTTGTTGGATCACCAATTGTCGTTTCAGTTCCAAAGAATACTAAGTGCCTATCAGGGGTAGATACTAACATATCTCTTGATGCTGTTGGTGCACCAGATATAATAGTTGCTCTATTTGCTACAGCGTTTGCTGCATTTGAATCCCATTCAAAAACTTGTGCATTATGTATAAGTGCAATAATTTTATCTCCAAAGTTATCAATAGACCACATACCTGGATCTATAACTAAATCTCCAGATGCTGCTTCACCCCATGCAACATAATCAGATGAGTTTGTAACTGTTGCTCCGTTTGAGTGTGATGCCGCTGTTGTGTTTCTGACTCCTCTTGTAACACCTGTTAAGGTATTACCACTTTTACCTGTGTAAGATATTTCTTCATTATCTATTTGAATAAAGTTTGTACCTGAACCTGGAAATAAAGAAGCGTCAGATAATACAACTGTAGTTGTTGTATCATTGATAGCGCCATCTAAACTTGTTACAGCTTCTCCTGATACTGTTCCACCCCATTGACCTAAACCATAACCAAAACCTTCAAGTTGTTGAGCTGGACCAACGGGATAATAAGATTGAACTCTAATACCTCCAGAGTTAACAGCACCTGATCCTGTTTCAGCTGATGGCATTGTTATTGTAATAGTTGTTGAGTTGATTACAGAAGTAACCATAAATTTCTTATCATCAAAATCTGCGGCTGTATAATTTGAGTTTGTTGCTGTAGAAAAGTTATCTAATAAAACAATGTCTCCCGCTACAAGATTATGATCACCAGAAAAAGCTATTGATACAACAGCTGAACCATTTGTTGTAGTAAAACAACTTGTTAAAGTATTTGTGGCTCTAATTGGATGTATGTCGTAGAACACACCGCCAGTATAAGCATATAAAATTCTATTCGTACCAATAATTGAAAACTTGTTACCTGATCTGTTTACAATATGATGCATGGCTCTTGCTGCACCAGTGATGTCATTCTCACCTAGTTGTGCCCAGCCACCTATCTTTTCAGGTGTATTATATCTGAATCTTACATTATCACCGCCAACCCATTGGCCTTCGGCTTGAGTCTCAGTTACTTGTTTATTGAATCCAGGTAAAAATTGTACTTTTTGTAACGCCATAGTCTCTAGATTATATTAGGTTTGGCTGATTATCAACCAGTTTTGGGTATGCCCAATAGAGGTCTTTTATCATACAAATTGGTCTTTGCAAACCTTCCATCTGCATGATTATAATGAAGAAACACCTGACCACATAGGTCGCCTTCAAATGGTTTTCTCCAGTGTTCTAGCTCGCAGCCAGAATAAATAAGCATATCACCAGGTTTTAGATTAACCTCTACACCAATATGTGCGCCTGGTTTATGTATACTTTTGTATTCATCAATAACATTATTCTCTCCTGTTGGATCGATGTAAATTGGCCAAGGGTCACCACCTAAATTTAGTGTTGTAGATATTTCACAACTTGGTCTATCTTTGTGTCTTCTTAGAATATTGCCTTTTCTGTAAAGTCTTGTGTAAGAATATGTCGGTACTAATTTAAGTCCTGTTTTCTTCTGCATCACATCTATGGTTTTAACTAGCAATGTTTCCATAAATCTATCTGCGTATTTAGCATATGAATTAGGAACTTGTGGATCTGCAAAGTTTCCAACTAACGGATTACCTGCATGTGTAGCACCATTCTGTAACATCCACCAATCAGCTTCTGCTGATACTTGTAGATACCTGTAT